CATGCTTGAGGTTGGGCATCCCGTTAGTCAGCACCCGGCTAGCCAGCATGGTGCATAGAACCCTGCCCGCCGGATAAATCTCATACTCCTGGAGCCACCCGAGATCAAAAACAGCGTTGTGCGCGATCCACCGACGCTCAACACTGAAGAACTCCTCCAGATCAATCCAATCGTTGTCGTCTAGCTGAAAACAGTCGATGACCACCGGCGTCTTCCCGTAAGTCGCCAACTGGAGCAGCCGCAGCCCCCCAAAAGTCGGCTGGAGCCCGGTGGTCTCAACGTCAAATGCAACAGTAGTCGCACCCTCCAAAGTCGGAAGGTGCTCAATGCCAAAGAGAATTTCCATGCCTGGTCAGGCGTGTACTGTGTCACTCTAGCACACTGTCAACCTCCCGCGCCGAGCACAACTCCGCCATCACCGTGCCAGCCTCAGGAATCCCCAGCGTGCAACGGTGATACCAATGCACGCACTGCCGGCACAACCCGCCATCCTCACACCTTTTGTAACTATTGAGCATGGCCTCCAGCCGTAGCTCCGCCCTACCAGCCTCACTGGAGCGATAACACTTGAAGCAATAAAGAGCGCCCGTTATGGGCTTGTTGCAGGTAGCGCATAGTCTGCTGTTCTTAGATGCACCCATCAGGAAAAACGAACGCGTAGAAATCCAGGTAACCGTTGCATTTTTTCTTGTTTGTCTCGAGCGTGCTTTGCCGCTCCGTCAGGCAATTCCACTTCTACTGTGAAGAATTTGTGCCCGCAAACAGCACACTTGCGCTGGCGCACTACCGATTCCGTCGTGTCATGACAGGTGCGGTACACACCAAGCCTTGACGATCCGCACTCAGGACACTGCATCGAACACAGCCTCCGCAATAACAGGAAATTGCCGTGCAAAAATCCGCTGGCACTCCAGTGCAATCTGCTGGTGCTCTAGCTGCGTCCCGTTCGCACTCCGCAATTGGATGTAGTGGATCCAGCTACGCAAAGTACCGTGCATGTACATCGTGGTCGGCGTACACAGCGGCAGAACTCTACGGGCCGTCTCCTTAGCCATACCAGCATCTAACAGCATCTGGTACACCCGATAACTGTCAGACAACACTTCACCAATCGTCTCCGCCCACTGCTGCTGGCGCACAGGATCTACACCATCAACACTGTTCTGCCGATTCGTAGCATCTTGCAGCCGCTGGTGCGGAATCTCTGCCGGTGAAGTCTGCGCGTAACGAGTCGAAAACTCCTGGAACGAGAACGACCTATGCCGCAAGATCTGGGCAGCAATGTCGCGCTCAGTCTCAATCTGTACGCACATCGAAGCCATCTCAAACGGGCTCCAGTGCTGGTGCTTAATCAGATACCGCAGCAGCTTTGGGGCGGTCTTGTCGTTGTCCGCATTCTCAGGATTAGACACCCTGGCCATGCGAACAATCAGCCGCTCCGCATCAGGCGTGCAATGCACAAAAGAAACAGTCATCAGTCTTTGTAAGGAGCACAAGCGAGTTTGTTAATCAGCCGGTTCAAATACCAGCGAGCCTTCATGAAATCCTCCAGCGGATCCTTCTTAAGCCACGCCCTGCTGACGTACTTAATGACCTGCCACTGCAGTCCCCCAACCACAGCATCTGGAGCCGACTTCACCCAATCCTCAATTACATCAATGACCTCAACTTGACCGCTGTTGTAATGAATCGGATGATCTACGGAATCACTCATCCCTTCGATCCCTGCACGGTTGTGTCGCCGTAATACCGCCCCGTCACCGAATAATCCTTAATCGGCAACATCGACAGTGTGTGAAACACCAACTGGGCTATCCGCATCCCAGGCCAAAGCGGAACCGGGTGCATCACTCGTGCATTTTGCAGCTCCAAGGTCAGTCGCCCCTTGTAACCAGGATCTATATACCCCGCCAGCAGATGCTCGATCCCCTCCCTGGCACGACTCGACTTAAGCGCCAGTTGCCCAGCAATACAGTCAGGCAAACAGAACTCCTCCAGCGTCTCAGCCAGCACAAACTCGTGCGGATGGAGCAAGAACGGTTCTGCCTGCGTATGGCGAGCAATGCTAAAAGGAAGTAACGCCGGTACTTCAGGAACCTCCACCAGCAAATTCTCGCCGAGTCTCACGTCGAGACTCGCTGGATTCACCAGCTCTTGATCAAAAGGAGTTACAAGACCCCGGCGAACCAGGGTCAAGATCTCCACGTCAGGGAGAATCGTCACGCTCAGACCATCTGCTCAGAGGTCTGCTGGAGCACAACACTCTTCCAAGTTTTGCCGAACTTGATGTTGTTGATGGTGGTGGTATGCACGCCAAACTCCGTCGCAATCTTGGCCATCGACTTACCGCCAGTCGCCAGCTGCCGCTTGATCTCCAGCACCTTGCCCTCAGTCAGCGACGACACTCCCCGCCTCCCACGGCTGGACTTACGAGTCTTACTTTGAGACTGGGCCTTGCGGGTGATCTTCTCACCAGCAGGCAGCGGGACGGTCTGCTTCGGCTTGGTCAGATCCAGCTCGACGTGCTGGCACTGAGTAAGCGCAACACGAGCCTCGTCAAGAGCTTGCGTAATCAGCTGGAACTGGTGCTCAGAAAGAATGTGCATGTTCATGGTTCAGAACGGGTGCAGTGTAGTACAGGATCGCCCTCGTGGTCATCCCACTCGGGAACTAGGCAACAACTAAGGAACAGTGCATTGGGGCACAACTCCTTAGCCGTGCTGATGGCATGAGCAGGATTGCGGGCCATCAGGTGGAGCGGTGCGGCATGACTGAATGCCACGCGGTACAGCTGGAGCGACTTCATGGCTCACCCTCCAGCTCGGCGGCGATGGCGAGGAGTTGCTCAAGCAACCACTCGTGATCTGGGGTGATGTCTATGGGCTCGATGGCATCGGCAGCAGCTCGCAGGGCGGCGGCTACACCAGACCTAAAGCGTTGGTGAGTGGCGTCAGACCACGCATTAGTTGCGGAAGCATTAGCGGCACTCAGCACCGCCTGTGCGGCGGGGGAGAGAGGTTCAGTCATCAGCGTTTCCCCAGCTCAATCTGAATAGCGGCCTGAAAGTATCCGGCCGTTTTGATCTGCCGGTACGCTGCCCCAGCGTCATCAGTTTTCTTGTCTTCGAGCGAGGCATACCTATGCCGCGCCTCCTCCAGTGCCGCCAGCGTATCTACATTTAGCAGCTCAAGATCCCGCACCGGCAGTCCTTGAATCTGATCCAAATACACCGTCTGCCCCAGCAGAAACGACTTGTAAAAAGGAACCATCGTTGTGTCAGACATTGGCTTGTTGGACAACATAAGAGTTGCGAAGTGAGTGGCAGATCGTGCCATGAGTCGGCTGCCCGATAGCAGCCAGAAGCTCGGCAGCCCTAAGCGCCACCATGTGCGCCATTAGCGCTGGGTCGTGCTTGTACTTACCGATGACTCCCATCAACTCGTACAGATAAGAGTCAGCGGGGCTGAAGTCTTCCGGGAAAGGCAGCCCCAGCGTATCCTCCCAGTCTTGTTCCAGGATCATCTCATCCGGCTGGAGCGGGTTGGGCCCCCACTCTCCCCCGTCATCACCATCCCAGCCATAGTCAGCGCGTACCGCCCAGTCCGCCTGCTCCTGGCGCATAGCAGCCTCAACGGCATCAATGTGGTCATACCAGTTGTTGTGTACTTGCTGCATCGCAAGATTGAAACTTGAAGAAGTCATTGGTGCTCAGGTAAAGAACTTGGGGTCTTGGTGCTTGAAGTGGTTGAGATCCGTGAGACTCAACTTGAGAATCTCGTGAATGGCCATCCGGGCAAGACGGCTGGAGCTGATCGTATCGCTGGTGGCGAAAACATAGATGAGGTGGCGATACAGCTGGGTCAGAGTCCGAGCCCGGATCCAGTACGTGTCGCCTGGGATGGGCTCGGTTCCATAGCTCCAGTCGTCATAGTCCGGCTGGTTCCGAAGCTCGCGGGCCTCAGTCGCCCCAATCCGACGTGTCGAGTGGGGCCCAGTCATCAATCCGCTCTGACAGGAGGTCGCGTAATTCTGCATCGGTTGCAGGAATCAAATCCTCATCGTGAAGCTCGAAGGAGCCTCGGCACAAGGCAGGCCCCCACTCCTCGGGGTCAAGGTACGTCTGCGGACGCACGACCACAGCATCATCGACAAGCGCCTCAACGACAAGGTAGTCCCCATCAAACTGCAGATCCTCGATGCTCAGTACGCGACTCATTTGACTTCCTCGGGTGTAGTAGCGATTGTGTCCAGCCATGCCCGCCATGCAGAATCCAGAAACTCCTGGAGATCCTGCAGCTCAGCCAGGCGCTTTTTGTGGAGCGAGGCGTCGAGACCGTGGTCCTCGGCCTGCTTGATCTGCTCCTGCTGCACCAGCACCGCCCAGAGGACGGCTCGGTACCAGGGCATCAACTTGTCGTTGTCGATAACAGTGCTTGCCATGTGTAGTACAGAAACACGGGGCCCGTTTCTCCGGGCTTGCCCTTAGCGTTACACAAAAACAGCCCAGCGTCAAACCGGGCT